TTGCAGGACATAAACGGAACCATTGCCCGGTATGTGCAGATGCTTTTGGAAGAACCGGTTAGTGCTGGACAGGAGAGGCTGGCAGAAGCGGAAGAGGATAATGCTATGGCGATCGCAAGAAGGCTTGTTGATAAGGCAAAGGGTGGGGAACTGAACTATATTAAGGAGGTAAGGTATTTGCTGGAATCCTTATCTGACGGAGAAAAGCGACCCTTTGAGATGCCGGCAAAAATGATTGCGGAGCCGTATTTAGAGGTATGGCGAGACATTAAAAGAAAGGCTCATACGGAGTATGTGTTATATGGAGGCAGGGGGAGTGCGAAGTCTACCTTTATCAGCTTGGTAATTGTGGACCTGATTGTGTCTAATCCGCTTCTTCACGGTGTGCTTTGCAGGCGTGTTAAAGATACCCTGCGGGACAGTGTGTATGCACAGATGAAATGGGCTATTTCAGAGCTGGGGCTTGAGGAAGATTTTGACTGTCGGGTGAACCCCATGGAGATTATCTATAAACCAACGGGGCAGAAGCTGTATTTTCGTGGTGCCGATGACCCGGCGAAGTTGAAATCAATTAAAGTACCTTTTGGATATATCGGCGTTTTGTGGTTTGAAGAGCTTGACCAATTTTGCGGAGAAGAAGAGATCAGAAGTATTGAGCAGTCGGTGATTCGTGGCGGGGATGAGGCGTACATTTTTAAGTCCTTTAATCCACCGAAAACTTCAGGGAGCTGGGCCAACCAATATGTGCTGGTGCCGAAGGAGACGAGGCTTGTCAAAAAAAGCACCTATCTGGAGGTACCGCCGGAGTGGCTGGGGAAGGTCTTTTTAGAGGAGGCGGAGCACTTAAAGCAGGTGAACCCTTCTGCCTATGAGCATGAGTATTGCGGCATTGCAAACGGTGTAGGCGGCGCTGTTTTTGGAAACCTGACAATTAAAGAGATTACGGACAACGAGATTGCAGGTTATGACAGAGTGTACAGTGGCATTGACTGGGGCTGGTATCCGGACCCGTTTCGGTTTCATCGTATGGCGTATTTGCCGGCAGAAAAAAGGCTTTTTATTTTTGATGAGTTATCCGGCAATAAGCTGCCGAATCGGGAAATTGGCGTGATGCTGAAAGAAAAAGGTATTGGACCGCGGGACAAGATTACTGCAGATTCAGGCGGTGAGGGACCTAAATCAATTGCTGACCTTCGGGAAATGGGATTTTCTGTGCGCCGTGCCAAAAAGGGACCCGGGAGCGTGGAATATTCTATGAAGTGGCTGTCGTCACTTGCGGAAATTGTGATTGACCCGAAACGGTGCCCCTGTGCGGCTAAGGAATTTTTGGAATATGAATATGAGACAACTGAGCAGGGCGAGGTTGTCAGCGGGTATCCTGACTGTAACAATCACTCGATTGATGCAGTGCGGTATGCGTTAGAAGAAGTTTGGAGGAGGAGAGGTAAATGACGGGAATTGAGTCAGGAAATTTGTTGTTTGTTAAAAGTATTGAAAATGTGCTGGGCAAAGAGGTGTTAATTTCGCCGGAAATGAGCAGCGCTATGACGTTGTGGAACAAGCTGTATCGGAATCAGGCACCTTGGAAAAGTGAGGATGTTAAAAGCCTGAATTTAGCTTCAGCCATTGCCAGCGAGCTTGCCTGTCAGGCAACGCTGGACTTTCAGTCAAATGTAACCGGTAGCCGGCGGGCTGAGGAGATGGATAAGCTTGTTTATCAGGACGTGATGTATGATATAAGACGTTGTACGGAGCTTGCTTGTGCTTGTGGCGGTATAGTGTTTAAGCCCTATATGGACCAGAAGCGGCTGGCGGTGGAATATGTGCCGGTGGAACGGTTTTTCCCCTTGGCGACGGACAGTCGCGGCAGGGTGATTTCGGCTGTGTTTGCTGAGCGCATGAAGCGAGACGGGCGATATTATACTCGCCTTGAGGAGCACACTTTGGATAGTCGGGGTATAACCGTTCGAAACCTTGCCTTTGCAGGGGGCGGATTTTTGGGGCTTGGGAAAGAAATTGCACTTTCGCAGGTGCAGGAATGGAAACATCTGACGCCGGCTGTGACCATTGAAGGCGCAACGAACCCCTTGTTTTCATATTTTAAACTGCCTATGGCGAACACGGTTGATCCACGGTCGCCTTTAGGTGTTTCAGCCTATTCACGCTGTTTGGATTTGATTTGTGAAGCGGACAAGCAGTTTTCACGTCTACTTTGGGAATATGAAGGCGGAGAGTTGGCGGTAGATGCCAGCGTGGACGCTTTGCTTTTGGAAAACGGTGATATGAAAATGCCGGCGCTCAGCCGACGGTTATTCAGAGCGTTGGATGTGGATGCAGGCGGTAGTGATTTATACAGCGTGTTCGCACCGGTGCTTCGTGATAAGTCTTATCTTGACGGGCTCAATGAGATGTTGATTCGCATTGAAGACCTTTGTGGTCTGGCTCGCGGCACTCTTTCCAATATCAATAATAACGCCCGGACAGCAACGGAGCTGAAACTGCTCAGACAGCGGTCTTATGCGACGGTGACGGATATTCAGAAAGCCTTGCAAGTTGCCTTAAAGCAACTGGTTGATGGGCTTGACATGATGGCTTCTGTTTTCTCATTATTGCCTGCCGGAGGCTATGAAGTTCTTTTTGATTTTGATAACAGCGCTATGACAGACAGAGAAAGCCAGTTTGAGGAACGAGAACGGCTGGTGCAGCAGGGAATTTTGAACCGTTGGGAGCTCAGAAGTTGGTATTTGGGTGAAACGGAGGAGCAAGCAAAGAAAAATTTGCCGGTGCTCAAGGAAAACACCGGGGAAGGTGACTTGTCTTTGGAACACAGACGTTAAACAGGTCCGGTGCAGTGACCTCCGCCGTGGTGACTGCAACATTACCGCCTGAGGTTGGCGGAATATAAATAAACGGCGCCGGGTAGGACTGGCTACCATAAAAGGGTGGCGCAGAGAAAGGAGAAATAGTGGAAGAGGTTTTAAAAACACTTTACGGTGATGCCGTAACAGAGGAAAGTCTTGCTAAATTTAAGGAAGAACTGGGGAAACGCTTTGTGCCCAAGGCTGACTTTAATCAGCGAGGTGAAGAGCTTAAAATGCTGAAGGAAAAGCTTTTAGCGGCAGAGGAAGCCGCTGCCGGGAATGAGCATTTTGAGCAGGAGAACAAAAAGCTTGCCGACGAACTTTCAACGCTTCGTGAGCTGTATGAAAGGGATATGGCGGCGGCGAAAGAGAAGGAGATGGAAATTCACTTGCATCATGCGGTGGAACGTGCACTTATCAAGGAAAAAGCCAGAAATCTTGTGGCGGTTCGTGCACTTTTGAACATGGAGGGGATTACCTTAGAAGACGGTCAGCTTGTGGGCTTTGACGAACAGATACAGACCCTGAAGCAGGAAAACGGGTATCTGTTTGAAAATGGTGCCGGGGCTTTACAGTTTATGCGCCCCACCGGTGGTGAAACCGTTATGACAGAGGAAGAATTTCAGAAACTGGGATACATGGAAAAGCTGAAGCTTAAAAAAGAACAGCCGAACCTGTATCAAAAATTTACAAAATATTCAGGAGGTAAAAACTTATGGCAACGTATTTAAATTTTCCTTTCGATCAGGAGGTTTTTGTGGAGAGCTGGGAATCAGCTCCTGATGCAACAAAAGCAGCTATGATTGATTGTGGCGCTTTGGTGGAGGACAGCTTAATTGAATCACGCATTCAGACAGACGGCTGTTTATACACCGTGCCTTTTTACAGCGTTTTAGAAGGTGACCCGGATAACTATGACGGGGCAACAGATATTTCGGCAGCAGAACCTGCCGGCGGCAGTCAGACCGGTGTGGTTTATGGTCGCGGCAAGGGCTTTACTGCCCGCAATTTTGCATCTGAACTTTCCGGTGCAGACCCGATGAATCACATTGCGGCAACCATTGGTAAGTATTGGGCGAAACAGAGACAGAAAGCGATGCTTTCAGTTTTAAATGCCATTTTTGGCATCAGCGGTTCTTCCGGCAATGCAAAGAAGTGGAAGGATAATCACATTGTAAACTTAGCTTCTACCACAGAAGCACCTTATATGATTGGTGCGACTGATTTAAATGATCTGGCAACAAAGGCCATGGGAGATAATAAAAATCTGTTTTCTCTTGCCATCATGCACTCTAATGTTGCAAAATCATTAGAAAATCAGCAGCTTTTAGAGTTCTGGAAATATACCGATGCAAACGGCATTCAGAGACCGACAGCCCTGGCGACTGTTAACGGTTATACCGTTGTGATTGATGATGGTGTGCCCACAGAACAGGATGCTACGACCGGTTTAACAAACTACACTACCTATCTTTTAGGTGAAGGCGCAATCCGCACAGCAAAAGGCCGTGTGGAAGTGCCGGCGGAAGTGTATCGCGATCCGGCTAAAAATGGCGGTCAGGACACCTTATACACCAGAATCAGAGAAACGATTCATCCGAATGGTTTTTCCTTCACCGCACCGTCTTCCGGCTGGACAAACAGCCCCACAGACGATCAGCTTGGCGCAAGTGCAAACTGGTCTTTGGCCTTTGATCCGAAGGCGATTCCCATTGCAAAGCTTGTTACTAACGGTTAAGCTTTACCGGTAAGTTTTGCCCCGGGGTATCCCCCGGGGCGGCAAGGGGGAATGAAAGTGGTTAGTTTGAGTTATGAATTTTATCAGAAGACCTATGGCGGTGACAAGATACCCCAGGCGGTTTTTGAGCCGTATGTGTATCGTGCCGGCGTTTTGCTTGACAGTATGATTCGGACAAAAGACAAGGAGCCGGATGCTGAAAAGGTAGAGCGGCTGATGTGCGAACTATGCGACAGGCTGTATGACGAAGACAGACGGCGGGGCGTTAGCCGGGAAAGCCTTGACGGCTATGATGTGACCTATGATCCTGACTATGACAGCTGCGAAATTAGGCAGGTTGTAAGGCGGTACTTAGGCGATGACGGCGTGCTTTTCAGGGGGCGGCAGCTATGAGAATGGAGGATTCTCTTTTGATTCGTTCTTTGGATCGGGCAGCGGGACACTTTAATCAGGCAGAGGCTCATGGTGTTTTGTGCACCGTGACGGATGCTGTAGAAACAGACGGACGGGGCTTTGTGTCTGGTGGACAGCTCATTGTAAGGATACCCGAGCGGGAGTCTGTGGCAATTTGTTGCGGGGATGAAGTGAGTCACGACGGCGGCGTGTCTTGGTTTACTGTAACGGAGATTCGGGATAATCGCAGGGCGGACACACCCCTTTCTCACAGAAAAGTTATTGGAAGACGGTAGGAGGTGCAGTATGATTGATAAAATTACAGAATTTTTGAAAACCTGCCCTTATATATCGGATTATCAGGTGACGGCGGAGTTTTTGGGAGAAAAGGATGGCTGTATAGGCATTTTTGCGAAGCCCGGTGAGCCTTTAGTGGAGCAATATGCCGATGGGGGAGCCTTAAAGCAGGTTGCATTTTGCATATCGGTAAGGAGCACAAATCATATAACGAAACCGGGTGCGATTTGTGAGCTTTTTGACCGTGTGGCGGTGTGGCTTGAAACCGCTACGGAGCTTCCTGATTTAGGGAGAGGAAGCATGGCACAGCGGTTTGATGTGTTAAAAACCGGTGCCATGACGCAGCAGCACTATGGGACAAACCGGTATGATATGGATTGCCGGTTGATTTATTACACAGAAAAGGGGTGTTAAGTATGAACAGAATCGTAAAAAGAAGTGATAAACTGACATTTTTCGGTGTGGCAGACGGTGATGGCGCTGTAACCTATCATCGTATGAGAGGCTTCAGCGAGATTTCAATTAAAAAGAACTCAAAGGAATACAGCCGTCAGTATGTTGACGAAGAGTTTGAACAGTCAGACGTGGTGGGTTACAGCCCCAGTATTTCTTTTGCCTTTGATCAGTTTAAAAATGATGCGGTACACGAAGACCTGATTGCTTTGGCTGAAAGTGAGCATGTGGGCGAAAGCGCCGTCAGAAGCATTTTGATGGTGGATTTGTCTCAGGAGGATGAATCCGGCGCGTGCCCGGCAGTTATGCGTGAATTTACCGTTATTTTTGACTCTGAGGCATCGTCTATGGATGCTTATAGCTATAGCGGTACTATGAAGGTTAAGGGCGAAAAGGTTTTTGGTGTGGCAACCAGCGAGGATGCGTGGAGCACCTGTCAGTTTGCAGAAAACTAGAATGGGCGGGGCTGCGGCAAAACTGCAGCCCCTTAGTCGGGAGGATACCGATCTTGGAACGTGTTTTATTTGGAGGGTTGCCGGAGAGTGTTCTTTGCGGCGACAAGGAAATTTTGGTGTATACGGATTTCAGAACCTGGATGCAGGTTGAAACCGTATTGTTTGAGACAGAGGGAGAATTTTATACAAAGCTTCCTGAGCTTTTAAAGCTTTGTTATCCGGTGCTGCCGGATACTTTAGAGGATGCCGTTTCAGGCTTAGTACAGTTTTATTTGGGTGGTGAGCCGGATGAAAAAGCAGGTAGCAGGGAAAAGCGAAGCAGACAGCTTTATAGCTTCTGCCAGGATGCACCATTGATTTATGCCGCATTTTATCAGCAATACGGCATTGATCTGACAACAGCAAATTTACATTGGTTTCAGTTTAAAGCGCTCTTTACCGGGCTTGGGGAGGAAACTAAATTTGCGAGGGTTATAGGCTATCGGGCGGTGGATGCATCCATTTTTAAAAGCAAAGAAAAGCGACAGTTTTATCATACAATGAAGCAACTATACAGATTAAAGGACAGACGGACAGAGGCGGAGAAGGAAGCTGAGCTGCAGTCCGTGATGGAAATGTTGTTCTGACAGACAGGAGGGAAGAACCTTGGATGGAAAAGATGAACGTCAGATTCAGGAGCTTAGTCAGAGCTATAAGAAATTGGGTGAGTTTTTTGGCGAAGCCTTAAGTGACGGGATAAGGGGGAGCCTTGACGGCACTGACGCGGCTGCCGGGGAGTTGAGTGATGCTCTGTTAGAGAATCAGGCAAAAATTTATGCTGAGATTGCACGTGTTCAGGAAGAAACCGAGAGATCACAGGAAGAAAAGCTGCAAAGAGAATATCAAAAAAGGCTCAGTAAAGCCAAGACATACCAGCAGGCGGAAACAGTTCGCCAAAATGAAATGTTCAGGCTGCAGAAGAAGGCCAATGCAGAATACATTGAAGAATTAAAAGAATTTTTAAAGCAGATTGAAACAGAAATTGAGGCACAAAAGGACAAAATTGAAGAAGCGTTTAATCAGATTGCAACGAAAGCCACCAAGAGCTTGTCTGAACTTGAAAAGGCAAAGCAGAATATGGCGGACAAGATGCAGGACTATGGCGGAATTTTTGAAACGAAGCATGTCATATTCCGTAATGCCGGACCGGGTGGAACGCCGATACATTATGATGACACTATTTTAGATCTGGCAGAGAAACGAAGCGAGCTGGAAAACTATGCAGAGCTTTTGGAAAGTGTAAAAGCCTTGGATGAAATCCCCGATGGGTTGTTTTCTGTTATTCGAAAGCTATCGGTTCCGGATGCAATTCGCTATCAGGAAGAGCTTTTGAAAATGAGCGAGGCTGAACGGGCCGGGTATGTTGCAGATTGGGAAGCGATTTCTGAACTTGCAGAGGAGACATCAGCATGGATTTATGCAGATGAAACAAAGCAGGTATTAGATGGTATTGAGCAGGAACTCAGTGAGTGGTATGGGACAATTCCTCAGGGTTTTTTAGTTGAGGGAGAGTTGTCGGCAGAACTTTTTGGGCAGGGCTTTATGTCTAAAATGGAAGCCCTGAGGCAGGAAATTGAAAATGCGGTGTTAAGTGTTTTGCCTTCAGATGTGAGCATTGCAGAAGCAGAAACAGACAGGCAGGACGGAGCAAAAGAGTTTTCAAGTTCAGTTACATACATTTTAAACAGTGCCGGAGAAACAGTTGCAGAGCAGCTGCGAAGCGCCAGAAGTCATGCTGACATTGTAAAGATGAGAGGGGGATTGTGATGGATGTTTTTTATGAAAACAAGCAGGGAAGGATTCATTTTAAAGGCGGCGGCTCAGCAAAGAACGGTTTTTATATAAAAGAAATCTCGGGTTTGGGACTGCCAGAAAAAGAGTGTAATGTGGCGGTATATGTGAATCAGGCCGGGCAGAAGGTGATTTCGGAAAGAGATATAGAACGGATGATTACCCTTTCAATCGATGTATGTAGTGCAAACCAAGTACAGATCGAGGAGAGGCGATTGTTTCAGGTTTTACATCTGCCGGGGGTGTTAACCCTTATGGAAGGGCCGATGCATCGCAGGATTGACTGCAGATGCACGGGAGTTGAGGAATTGCAGAGAAAAGGTCGTCATATACGGTCTTTGATTTTGCAGTTTACCTGCGATTATCCTTATTTCACCGATGGGGAAGTGCAAGAGCATGTTTTGTTTTTGCGACGCGACTTAATTAGCGGAAACTTTGTGTTGCCTTGTGTTTTTACAGAACGGGTATCCAGAGTGTCTGTTGTGAATCATGGAACTATATCTGTTGAGCCGGTGATCCACATTGTTAGCGTTGGCTCAGAGAATGAAGAAGCAGCTTTAGGCGATAGCAGTATTACAGTGGTCAATCATACAACCGGACAACAGTTAACCTTGCAATACAGACCTGAGCCCGGAGAAACGGTGACGGTGGATATACCTGCCCGCAGCATTGTAAGCGATAAGCTGGGAAGCATTCCTGAGGTGTTGTCTTCCGGCAGCTTTTTAAGTGCGTTTTATCTCACAGCCGGGGTGAACGATGTAGAAGTTATCAGCCATAATGCAGGTGAGGGGTTGACGTTATCACTTTTGTATAGTAGCCAGTATATTGAGGCGGTGGTCTGATGGAAGATGTAAGGATTTATGATTTTGAGTGTAATCTTTTACATATTGAGCATGATATTGCCTCTTGCAACTGGAGCTTGTATGAAAATGATATCGGCACCTTTGAAATGCATTTTTCTCCGGAGAGTCCCTTGGTACAGGTCGCAGTTGAAAACCGGTATCTGGTGGCTGTTCAGGGAGAAAAACAGGCCATTATCACCGGACGGCAGTTTGGAGTTGAGGGTGTTTTATACGGCAGAACGTGCAACTGGATTTTAACACGGTTTTGCGTGTGTGAGACGTTTGATACGCGGACTTTGGCAGAAACGGGCGAACTGCCAAGTCAGGACGCAAAGACGGTGTGTATGTACTTGATTCAAAAAGGCATGGGGGATATTCCGAATTTTGTCTTTGAGGAGAATGCAGGCACAGTTTTTGGGGATGTTTATCTGCAGAATAAGCAAGTGACAACGGTGTTTGAACTGGTACAGAGTTGTATGAAACAAGACGGTGGCGGACACAGGGTTTTCTTTGATATCAAAGAAAAAAAGTGGTGTTTTATTCTGACAAAAGGAAAAATGTTGTCAACCATTTTATCGGAGGACAACAGAAATGTTCACGAACAGGAATATATGGCAGATTTGCAGAACTTTTTTTCAGGCGGATATTTTGAAATGCCGATTGCCGATATGGGGAATTGGAATGTTTTTAACAATCTGCCAACGCTGCATAACGGCTTTGCAGACAATTATGCCAAGGGTTATAAGGTCTGTCTGGATAAAGAGGCGACCGGACATTCGTTTATCAGGCGGTTTGATATTACTTTTTATGATGGGGACTATATCGTTTGCACCACCAAAGACGGGGTTTGGCGGAAGGCGGATAGTCTGGACAGCTTTATTGAGCAGATAAGTCCGGAACTTTCCGGAATCTATGGGTGGAAAACAAAACTTGACGGAAACAGTGAGGAAGTGGCTAAAAGGAGTCTTGCTCAGTATACGGAAAGTAGTAGGGTGAGTCTTAAAACAAAGGGGTTTGTGTTTGGACAGGATTATCAGCTGGGTGACAGTGTAATGCAACGGTTTGAAAAGGGAGATTTTTCAACCTGCATGAGTCGAAAAATAACCGGTGTGCATTTGTGGTATGAGCCCAATGATATTGGTGAACAACCAATTTTTGAGGAGGAATTAAATTGAGCTATAAAGTGAATTTTTTAGACAATCAGTCTGTGACAGCTGAGGCACTTAACAGCGCGTTGGAGGCTTTGGGCGAGGGCGTTCTGGCGTTTAGTGACGATATGACCTATGGCGTGGATGACCTGAATGCTATCTCGGAAAGCCTGATTGGCAAAGGGGTATCCCGGGGGTGCGATTTGTCAGTTTCGGATGAAGGCGTTTTAATTGGTCCGGGTGTTTTGTTTATGGCGGACGGAAAACGCGTGGAAATTAATTCAGATGGTGTTTTGTTATCCTATACTGTCGGTAAAAAACATTATGTCTGGTTTAGCCACGATAAGGAAATTGGATTTGTTGCGCCAAGGTGCACTGTAAGTGAACCGGCCGGAGAAGATTATGTGGTTTTGGGCACGGTGGAAGCAAATGGAACAATTTCGGGACACACGGATCTTGCTGTTATGAAAAACAGTCATCTGGGGTTGAATTATTGCGAGGAGCATACCTCTGCGGTATTGATGTGGGGGGCTGCATCTGAGGAAGAACTGGTAAAGGAAATACAGCCTGAAAATGTTGGTGTGCGATATGCTATTGTTATAACTGATCAGGAAACAGGCAGCTCCAGACGGAATCTTTTTTGCGGATATGTGGATTTAAAAACAGGAAAAAGCTTTGGCGTCCACGAGACAACCCCCGGGTCGGTTTCCACACTAGATTGGGGCGTTTCTTATGGAAGTGAGACAGAGGGAAAATTGCAGATTGGTTTTGGCAGTGATGTCGGCATTGTTTATAATGTGTATTTGCGATTTGAACTTGGCTCTGACAACATCATTAGGATATACAGGAGCAGCGAAAGAGCTCGTGCGACAGATGGATATAATTTACCGGAGTATCAGAGGCTGAGGATTATTCTTTGTTAGGAGGAAGCGGGATGATAATTTATAACATACGGATGGATTTGCAATCAGACAGGACAACCCACACGGATGTTGTGTTAACTAGCGGCGATGTGAAGGCATATCGGTTGGAATTTGACTTTTTTTCTCAGGGAAAGCGGAAAGAAGTAAGCAAATATGCTCTTTGCATTCGCGCCAAAAGGGCAGATGGTGTTGTGGTTGTTGATACAGGTGATATAACACCGGACGGAAAGGCTTTTTATGACATTAAATCAAACATATACCAGGTGCCGGGAACATTGACAATGGAGGTGGCACTGGCAAATGAAGATGGCTGCTATGTGACGACAAAAGAGCTGGTTATGACAGTTCGAAAAGGGTATGGAAATAGTGGATTAAGTGCCGGTAATACAACGCCGATACTCGCAAAGTTGATGGAGCAGAGCGCAAAAGCAGAAAGAGCGACGATCAATGCAGAGCGGATTGCCGATATGGATGTTTTGGTTGAAATGTTAGATAGCGGCAGTGCGGCAACCGTAGAAAAGGATGATGACGGTGAAAAAATGGTGCTTCGTTTTAGAATTCCCCGTGGATTTCCGGGTTACGCACCACAGGTGGGTGTGGATTATTTTACAGAGGAAGATAAGTCTGATATGGTGAGTGCTGTTTTAGCGGCACTTCCTGACGGAGACGAGGTGAGTTACTGATGGCGATTGTTTTGACAGATGATAAGCATTATAAAGATATTGCAGATGTTATCAGGAATGAAGCAGTTGCACATGGTGCAAAGTTTAAGCCCGAAAGCATGGCTGCGGAAATAAAAGGTGCTTGTGACTATAAATATTATGAAGGGCATCTTGCCGGTGATGCAGAAGGATTTGAAAGAGGCAAGCAAGCTGAATGGTCAGAGTTTTGGGATTCTTACCAACAGAACGGGAAAAGGACGTATTATTCAAATGCTTTTGGTTATCAATGGACGGATATATGCTTTAAGCCGAAGTACGATATAAAACCGACAAGTGCTGTTCAAATGTTTGATTCTTGTAATATTACAGATGTTCAGGCTTGTCTTGATAAAGTCGGCACGAAGTTGGATTTTAGCAATTGCACAAATTTCGATATGATGATTACAGGCGGCGGTGCAATTAAAAGGTTTGGCACTATTGATACAAGGGGAGCTGCAAATATAAGTGGTATTTTCAATGGTGGGACGAATCTACAAACGGTCGATTTGTTTATATTAAAAGATGACGGAAGTCAGGTGCAAGGCACAAACAGACCATTTGCAAGTTGCAGTGCACTTAAAAATTTCACGGTGCAAGGTAAATTTGGGTTTAGCTTTTCTATGCAATGGTGTCCGTTATCAAAGGAAAGCATTTACAGTGTGGTTAATGCTCTGCTGGAAACAGCAACGGGAAAAACATTGACCTTGCCATTGTCTACAATCAAGGCACGGTTTGAAACCTCAAGCGGTGCAAACGATGGAAACACATCAGAAGAGTGGCTGACACTTGCTGCTAAAAAATCAAACTGGACTATTACACTTGTATAAGGAGGGGCAATATGACAAAGGAAACAATTATGAGAATTAAACTGACAGCATCAGAAGGGATGGTGCTGACTGATGGTGAGAGTTATGGCAAAGAAGTTTTTCTTGCCGAGGGCGCAGATGCAGATGAGTGGCACGAGATTACGCAGGAAGAGTATGATGAACTGATGAAACTGGAGCGTGAGCCGGATGTTGCAGATAGCATATAATAGAACTGTGAGAACCGAAAAACCTAGGCATATTGTAATACATACAACCGGGAATAAGAGCAAGGGCGCAAATGCTATGGCACATTTTAATTATTGGAATCGAGGCGAGGCAGGCGCAAGTGCTGACTTTGTTGTGGATGACAAAGAGGCACTGCAGATTAACGATTACAACAAGTATTATACATGGCATTGCGGAGACGGTAAGGGTAAGTATGGCATTACGAACGCAAATTCCATCGGAATTGAAATTTGCGTGAATAGTGATGGAAATTTTGAAAATGCCGTTGAGAATGCAGTTAAACTTGTAAAGAAACTGAAAAAGGAAACGGGAATTACAAAGGTAGTCCGGCATTATGATGCTTCACGAAAGAATTGCCCTGCTGAATTTTCTGCAAATAATTGGGCAAAATGGCGAGAGTTTTTGGAGCAGGTAGAGGCAGAGAGTTTTGTTGAACTGACAGAGATCAATGACCTTGTATGGGAACTGGCTGAACGGGGGATTGTGACAGATAAGGAGTTGTGGCTAACAAAGCTTACTGAGGATATCAATGTCTACTGGATTATCAGAAAATGCGTTAATTTTATCAGGAGGCAGGGAAAATGAAGAAAAAACTTATCAGCTTGATTGATTTGAAAAGCATTATTACGCTTTTGCTGGTGATTACCCTGATAACCGTTGTATTTGCAAATGTTGCTATAGAAGATGAAGCAATTAAGGCGATATTTATCTCTACTATTTCTTCTTGCTTTACATATTATTTTACAAAAAAAGGACAGGGGGCTAAAACGGAACAGTCACCCAATGAGGAGGGGGACAGGGAATGACAGAAGCCTTATTGGGTGCCGTGGTGCCCGGGATTGTTGTAGGTATTGTGCTTGCCTATTGGAACAGAAAACAGAACAAAAAGGACAACCAACGCAAGTCTGTTGAAGAAGCGGCGGTAGAGAGTGATATGCTTCGCATAGACTTAGAGGTGGCGACAGCGCAACTTTCTTATGCGGTGGCAATGGCTGTAAAACGCGGTCACGCAAACGGCGAAATGGAAGTCGCGATTGAACGGTATGAAAAGGCAATGGAAAAATTCAGGCGGTTTGAGCGAAAACAGATTGCCATTAATGGAAATGAAGCCTAG